GGGGATAAAGGGGATGGGGTAGTAAATCATAGGTCTGGCTAATACGCTGTCAGAATTCCATTGTGGGGCTTGTGGTGTGGGGCGAATTGAAGTGTGCCATTTTGCTTTAGAGTTAAGGATACAATCTGGCACTCCCGAAACCTATCACCAGCTTGGCTGTTCCTGCGTATCAATAACAAGGATATAAGAGAAGGACACTCTAGTTAGTCCCTTAAAGCTATCTTAAACCGTGCTATAATGTAGGTAGGTGTGTTGAACTGAACTAAGGGGGCGCTCAGTTCAGCGGGGATTATAGCCTATGTTTGGGTGGGCAATTGGGCTATTTTAAGGTATTTTCTATATGGTAAAATGTGGGTATTATGAGTGGTAAACCAGGTAGGTCTGGGCGCAAGAGGAATGTTCGTAACATACAGAAGTATTATAACGAACAATTTGACTTGCGGTCAAGCCTGCTGATAGATGCGTTGTTAGACAAGGCTGAATCAGGGGAAGTAACAGCCCTTATTTACGCTTGGGATAGGCGTATAGGCAAACCAAAGCAACAAACAGATATAGGCTTACTGGATGCCGACCAGTTAGGGGCAGGTGTGGTTACAAGACTAATGCAGATACTATACGACAAGTCAAAGGAGCTTAAAGAGGAGGAGGAGGCCAAAAAGATTGCCTTACAAGGATAAGGCGTTACAAAGGGAGACAACTAGGAATAGGGTAAGGCGTTACAGGGCGTTACACAAAGGGGTTACATCCCTTGTCGAGTCTGATATTATACCTTTATATAACCCTAGTATTCATAGGGTAGGGGATACTGTCAAAGTCCAGAAGGGCAAGCGCCTGGTAACTGTTACAATCCCTCAACTAGATGCCGACCACAACCCGATATATGAGGACTGAAGCTTTTGGGCCGCACTCTAACAAATTATGTCAAGTGATTATCGGTCAGTTTAGGCACGACTTAATAAGCAACTATTAACTTTCTTAAAATAAGGCATATTTACAAGCACGGTTTTGGGTTTGGTGGGTTTTGCCGAATAAGAAGAATAAGGCAGGGGGATGCTTTAGCAAGGTGTTGCTTCCGATATACCACCAAGCCTAATATGATTAAACTAAAGCCGAAAGGATAATGAAGTCATATATGCAATCACCGTCCGATAAGCCGATGGATAGCAAACCACTACCTTGCTCTCTTACTCGCCTAGAAATCAATCCTAGTGCATTAGAATATGGCTTGCGTCTACCTTATCCCATTTACTTGACACTACTATCACCAAGACTATCATACCCTATCAACCATTTCCAGCGTATTAGCAAAAGTAGCAACATACCCCAGACAACCCGCAATATAAAATTTGACTTTTAGTTTACATAAAGAAGGAGGGAGAGATGGACGAATTGATTTTCACAAAGGAATTAGACAACAGAATCTATCCTCATCAACAATTGGCACATTCTTACTTTATTGCGGATTATCGTGCGATGAACAAAACCTTTGAAGTTCGCCCGATAACAATTGGGCATCTTTTATATGCTCTAGGCAGAAACTATGGGCGTATGGTTTATTGGGGATTCTGTAGGCTATTATACAAATGGAAGTTTATTGATATTCCCATAAGTGACGCTTTTAGTTGGCGACATCACTTTAGATGGGCTTTTTGGAAGCCACTACAATATAGCCATTAGATTTGACTTTAAGGTTATGGGTAGGAGGCAAATACGGTTAGTTGCGCCAGTCTGTAAAACTGGTAGCCTTTGTGCTTATGGGGGTTCAAATCCCTCCCTACCCACCAAGGTAAAGTTAGAAAGGGAGAAGATAATGTCTATAGGGAAGCTTGAAGAATTAGCTAGAATCTTTGCTGACCCGTTCGCCTTTCTCAAATATGTGCGCATACAAGAGCCAGGCGAACTATCCTTGGAGTATGAACTATGGCCTCACCTGATTGAGTTTTACCGTGCCTTAGAGAGATACCCGTTAATTGACTTAATAAAATCAAAGAAGATAGGGCTAAGTTGGGCGTTGGCGATACACGCATTAAGGAAGATTTACACTATTCCAGGGTGGAATGTATTAGAGTTTTCAAAGGGGATGATGGAGGCGCAAGAGTTACTATCTAAGTCAAAGATAGTTTATCATAATTTACCCGAATGGATGAAGGTTTACACCCTAGAACCGAATTCTACTGAGAAGTTTGGGTTCAAGGAGATGTCGTCAAAAATAACTGCGTATCCGTCAACTGAAACTGCTGGTGTGGGTGAGACGGCGGGGACAGTTATACACGATGAGTCCGACTTTCACGAATTCTACGAGGTGAATTTAAGCCACACAAGGGCAACTGTGGCTGATACTGAGGGTGGTCAATTGGTTTCAGTTTCTACAGTTGATATAACAAAGCCTGGTAGCTTTTTTAAGGAGCATTGGAAAGCAGGTGAGGGGTCAGGCTACTCCGAAGCGGGCAGGAATGGGTTTAAGTCGCTTTTCTATGGCGTTTTCTCTAGACCAGGCAGGGACGAGGCGTTTTACGAACAGATGGTAAAGGAAAATGAAGCCACGCCTTGGGTCGTGGGGGCAAATTACCCTCGAACCGCAGAAGAAGCCCTATCTCCTCTATCGGCGCAGTCCTGTTTCAACAAGGACAGGTTAGATAAACTATGGGATATGGCCTTAGAACCTGAAATAAGACAGGGATTCATCTATATCTTGTGTCCGCCAAGGGTTGGGACACAATATGTGGCAGGGGTAGATGTTGGTGAGGGTGTGGGGTTGGATTATTCTTGCCTCTCCATTGTTGGGAAGGAAGGATTGAACTCTGAGGTTGTAGCTACGATTTATAGCAATACCGTTGGCACAGATTCCTTTGCTTTTGAGGTAGATAGGTTATGTCGGGAATACCTTAACCCCCTATTAGTGGTGGACAATATCGGGATAGGCAGGGCGGTCATAGATAAATTACAACAATTGGGCTATCCTCGGCTTTATTATCCAGATGTTGAGAAGAAAAAGGCAGGTTGGTCGTTAACTAGACCCAACAAAAGGGAACTGGCAGTAAAGTTAGTTGAGCGTATAAATAATGGCAGTTTAATTACTAGGTGGAAGCCGCAAATTAAGGAGCTAATGGAATACCAATGGATAAAGGGCTATCCTGAACCCACGGGTAAGACGCACGGGGATACAGTAATTCCGCTAGAGCTTATTTGTGCGGTATGGGATAAGATTGGCAATGTGCCAGAAGCCTCTATGTATGTCAGGGGCAGGCGCATATATTAGATAGTGTATAATAAAAGGGGAGGTTCAATATGAATGCCGAGGAGATAACAAAGCAAGTAGAAGAAAAGGAAAAAGATTTTAATGACTTGTTTGTAAGGATGGATGCAGACTTTGAATTGTGGAATTTGACGACAACCCCCGTTATTGGCTCCCTTTCGGCTGGAACCCTAGAGGGCGAACACACTGTGCAAATGGTTTCTAACAGGTTACGAACCTTTGCTGATGAAGTTCATTCCAAGCTTGCCGCTGCCGAAAGGCAAATTGCGGTTAGAATGGCAGAGGCTGAAGGCGAAGATAAAAGGGAAGATATGGGTAAGTTGGAGAGATTATTTGAATTTGCCCTTGAGAAAGCAGACGAACGGTTAATTGCAATGCTTGTCCCCCCATTAAGAGAGCAAATAATATGGTATTCATCAATTGATGGCTGGGCTGCGGCTAGAATTCTAGTTGAGTCAAGGGATAAGGGCAAAACCGTTATCTTTAATTTCACCCCCCTTGACCCCAGATGGCTAACCTATGAAGTTGGCAGTAACGGCTTTTTATGGGTGGCATATAAAACATTTCGCTCCAAAGTTGCACTTGCAGACGAATACAAGATAGGAGAAGACAAAAGGCCATTTGAGGCAAAGAGCAAAAACGACAATGCTGTTATTGATTATTGGAAGTATGAAAGCCCAGGCAAGATGAGCAATGCCGTAATTTGCGATAAAACCTTTCTTAAGGCGACAGAAACTTACAACTTGCCCTCTGTGCCTATTCTGATTATGCCCGTTGCCACCAGGCCACCGCTTGGGGCTTCTGGTAGCAAGTTGGCAAGTTATGGCGACAGCATTTTTGCTCCTATTAGAGATTCGAATAAACTCCTCAATCAAGTCGCCTCAATAGTGGCTACTCACGCCAATCTTTTGGCCAGACAGCCAACAATTAACTACTATGATGGAGAAGGCAAGATACTTACAACTACTGCCTTTTTAGCTGAGGCTGTTGTCAATCTACCTATGGGACATAACAAATTGGGTGAACCGCCAATGAAGGAAATTTCACCCACCATAGTTCATCTCTTGAATTGGTTGGAAGAGCAAGTGGAGAGTGGTTCCCTGCCTCGTGTTAGAGTTGGTCAACCCCCCCAATCAGGAACGCTTGAAAACTTAGTGCAAGAGGCAAGGAATATAGTTTTTAATCCGCAATTACGATTGCTCAATAGTTTCTATGCTGGCATATGTCGGTTGATTGAAGAGCAACTATTATCAGGTGGTGTTGGGCCAGAAAAAATTAAGAAGGTCAAAGTTCAAATTGAACAAAAGAATAAATATTACGAAACAGAAGTCAAGCCTGTTGATTTGAAGAAACCCCATATTGTCAAGGTTGAATTTACCGCTCGAACTCCTTGGCAACAGCTTGCTACAGCCCAAGTAGCCGATATGCTAAAGAGGGCAGGGTTGCCCGATAGCTTCCTGTGGGAATATATTTATAAATTCCCTGACCCGAAGGGCTTAAAAGACCAAGTTGCAATAGAGATGGCGGAACATAGTCCCAAATTAGCAATGCTTAGGTCTATTATTGCTCTTAAGAATGCGGGTAGAGACGAAGAGGCAGGCCAACTTATTGAAGATATGTATAATATGGCGATGCAAGAGCAGGTGGGAGCTGGGGGAGGTATGGAAGCCCCTGCAGTAACAGAGGTAGAAGGGGGTGGCGGGATATGATGAACAACACAGGCGATAGGTTGCTACGACAGCGAGAACCCTACCATTTTCAGAGAAATAGGGGCAGACTCAACGCCTATCCAAGACCACCTCAACCTAATACCTATCAGCCGAATCAGAAACCACCTATTCAGGGTTGGGGAACTGGCACAATGACATATTGGAACACAATTTTTGAAGATTATCTAAAGAAACGCAAGGTTTTAACTCAAACCACATCCTTGCAGTTAGGTAGGCTAAGATAATGCCAAGCGGACAAGAGGGACAGTGGAAACAGCAGATATGGAACAACGCTTGGAGATATGGTGCAGGCTTTATCAAGAGTCTAGGGATAAATCCCCGCATTGAAGCAACTGACTTGAGTTACGACCAAGCAGTCAGCCTAGGGCAGGCAATAAGAGCTAGGCAGGTGGCAGAGAAGCTCCCTGAAGCTAGACAACGCTTGCCCATTGAACGAGAAAGATGGATGGAAGAGTGGGCTGTGCCTGAATCTGAAAGGGCAGGTTGGGAAGCCTATCCACTTACAGTTGAGACTTGGGGGCTTGGAGAGGGTGGCTATGGTGAAAAGGAGAGACGAGCCATAGTTTCAACTGGGGGTGTTGAACCCCCAACAATAGGACACGAACTTGCTCACGCCGCTTACTACGAGCAAATGCCCGAAGCTATGCGCAAGATTTACCCCTTAGCCCATCAATTTGCCCAAAGAGTATCATCTGAATATAGGGAAGCTGTTGGTAAATATCCCGAAGGTGAGGGGTTTCTACCAAAAGAAGGTTATCCTACTGCGTATGAATATCTTGGCAAAGAGCCAGAACGGATGCCTTGGTATATGGAACCGTTTTATGGCAATTTAATGTATGAAGTGCCTGATTTGCCTGGGGATTGGGAGAGGAATTGGGCAAGTTATCTAGGATATTGGCTTAAAAGTAAATTAGGGAAGGAATCTACAAAAGTTAAGGAAAATTGGAGAGAAACCCTAGCGAAATTAACAAGGAGATAGGGGAGGAATAGATATGCCAAATGGAATGGAACCTAGAGGCCCAAGGGGAGCTTATACGCCCCCGCCACCTAAGCCACCGCCTAGGGGGACTGTCGCACCTAGGGGGCCAAGAGGGGCTTATACGCCAGCGCCACCACAAGAGCTAACTTGGGAAGAGCGCAAGGCGAAGGCAGAAGAAGCAACGGTAAGGGCAAGGATGGCAACAGAAGAAGCAAGACCATACCTTGAAGGGCTACGGGAAATACTTGAGGAGTATGTAGCAAAGGGTTCTATTTACCCTGAAAAGATGCTGGAGGTATGGGAATTTGCAACCCAATATATTGCGGAAAGTGGTTTGACACCAGCCCTACCCTTTTATAAGGAAGTTCAGTGGCGAGGCATTGAAAGGGAAGCCCAAGGACAATACGAGAGGTTCAAGGATGCTATTCTAGTCACAGATTGGTCTTATAGTGAAAAGTTTGCATCATTATTGAGAGCACATCCACGGGCGGGAGATGTCAAGGTTTTTCGCCAAATAAAATCAGACCTATGGGCTTCATTATCGCCCGAAGAGCAGGCAGGGCGAGTAAGGGAAGTTGAATCCGCAGAAGAACGAGCTAGAAAGGTAAGGGAAGTTCGCTACGCACCTCGCTATGCCCCTAGTTACGCCTATCCCGAACCTATGCGTTATGAACCTGCCTTTGAGGAGGAAAGGGCTGGACTAGGGGGAACGAGACCTTGGAAATCTTGGTTTGAAAATAGATATGGCACATTGGTAAGGCGATTTAAGGCTATAACAGAAGAGCCAACTGAGAAGGGTTGGGCTGAGTATCTAAAGGCACAGAAGCCAAAACTCCGTGAGGAGTGGGCAGGATTGGGTGCTTGGGGTAGAGGGGAGAGACCGAGTGCCTTCGCTCCTCGTGTGAGAACGGTTCGTTGGTAAGGAGTGAGTTATGCCTAATGGTAGAGTAATTACCGATGAAATGATAGATGAGGCGGTGGAGGGGATTAAGCGTTCAGTAACTCCACGCCCAACAACCCCAGTTAAGCCCGAAAGAGCTACTCAGCCTTCTTATGAAGCCCCTGAACCCTTAAGGAGACTGGGGGAAGAATCTAAACTTAAAGATATACGGGATGCCTTCTGCTTGGGTGCTACACAAATGGGACACAGAACTAAACAATACTTTATCTCTGTTCTGCCCAATCTTCTATTCAAAGAGCTTCCCCCTGCTCCTCCAGGGGCTTTAGAGCCAAGAGGAATGAGGGAAGCCCAGAGTAAATGGAACTTGGAAATGAGGGATAAGTTCAGGGAAAAAGCCCTTAAATCCCAAACAAAGCATTTAGAATGGTTAAAAGCACACCCCGAATTGAAACCCAGAAAAGAGTGGGAAAAGGGAACTATTGAAACCATTAGGGAAAATCCCAAAGTTCTTTTAGACCTTGCTTATTTAGGGTATGTAGCTGCCGAAAGTGCTGCCTTCACGCTTGCCTTTCTAGGAACTAC